GGAAATACAGACTGTTGATAAGACTTAATATGCTAGTGGGCCACCTAACCCACTAAATGTCACGACATGGAAAAAATAAATGGAAGACAGACTAGACAGAATTCTTGATAGGTTAAGCCAAAGAATTAATGAATGGGAAGGGGCGAGCGTTGAGGCAATCGAGAATGAGACAAAACTTAAAAGCTGGGAGGCTGTTACAAAGAAGGCGCACATGGACTCTGGCGAAAGCGCAGCAAGAGCAGAAGTTGAAACTAGAGCAGGAGGGCAATGGGCCGAATACTACCGAGCCGTCCAATTGTCCAACCTAAACGTAGAGAAGCTGAAGAAGCAGATAATGCTGGGACAACTCGCTTTTGACGCTGAAAGAACAAAGCAAGCCAATCTAAGGAGAGTGGTGTAATGCCTGAGACATTGAGAGCCAAAGCACTAAAGACTTTGCAAAAACTAAAACGGGTGAGCACTGCCGATGATGGCGGGTATTGCCACTGTGTCAGTTGCAGCAGACCTGTACACTGGAAAGAATGCGACGGCGGCCACTTTATCCCAAAGGGAAGTAGCAGTTATTGGGCTTTAGACGTGGCGAATGTTTGGCCTCAATGCAAAGGGTGCAACGGCTTTGGCATGAAACACGGCTCAGCAGCGCAACAATACACGGCTTGGATGATTGACTATTTCGGGCGTCAGTTTGTTGAAGAAATGTTTGAGAAGAAAAACTATCCAATAAAATTCTACGCTGCTGACTACCGTGAAATGATTTCAGAATGGACTGAACAGATTAAAGCGCATGAGCGACGAATAGGGGCGCGGTAATCAGAAGCCCAAGAGCAATAGCCCAAGATATGGTAAAAGCCGCTGACGCAGCAATTAAAGAGGTCTGGGAGCGTGAACCTAAAGAGCCTAGAGAAGAGGGCGTGAAAGCGGTAGTATTTGCACACTTCTGCAATGCCTACGCAAGACGAGGAAAATATGGCTCAACCGAAACTACCGATTGATCCCGATGAGTTTGCCAAAGAGTTTGAGTTGTACGGCCCATCTGGAATGGCTAAACGCTATTCGGTAGATGTGAGAAATGTATATCAAAAGCGGAAGCGGGTAGAAAACGAGCTTGGTATTTTACTGCACGTTCCTGCTCAATTAGATAAAGGGAATAGGCCAAGGGAATCATTCAGACGCAACATTGAAGTGACTGATGGAATAATCATGGTTGGTTCAGATTGCCACTATGAACCCAACGCGGTGACAACGGCACATCTAGCTTTTGTAGAATTGGCTAAAAAACTAAAGCCAAAGGTCATTGTTTTAGATGGCGATTTGATCGACGGCTCAAGCATTGGCCGGCACCCAATGAATGACTGGGAAGACCGCCCTAGCGTTGAACAAGAGTTATCCACAGCCCAGAAGCGGCTCAAAGAGATTCAGAAGGCCAGCCCCAAGAGTGACAGGTATTGGCTCATTGGTAATCACGATCAGCGGTTCAATTCATATCTTGCAAACAACGCAAACCAATTCGGCGGAGTAGTCGGTTTCGACCTAAAAGACCACTTCAAAGAATGGACGTTCGGAATGTCGCTATGGGTCGCCGGTGCTGAACGACCTATCGTGATAAAGCATAGAATCAATGGCGGTGTTCACGCTGCATACAATAACACGCTCAAGACAGGCACCCACATCGTCACAGGACACACTCACGCGCAGCAAGTTTATAGCTGGTCTGATTACACGGGTCACAGATATGGGGTGCAATGCGGCACTATGGCGAACCCTCATCAACCCACTTTTGATTATGCAGAGGACGGCCCGAAAAATTGGGTGAGCGGGTTTATAGTCTTGACAATAAAAAATGGTTTTCTTTTGTCACCTGAATTTGTAAAAGTACACCATGCAGGCGAATATGAATGGCGTGGAGAAATAAGGCAGGTGCAGGAGTGATGAAAGAGATTAAGCCGGTTGATTACATTATTGCCAACCGATTAGGGTTTTTAGCGGGGAATGTGGTTACTCTACTCACTGAATGGCAGATAACGCGAGACGTTAAACTGCTGGAAGCTGCACAGCAAGAAGTTAATAATTTGCTGGAGCGTGAAAGGTTTATGGAGGAAAGGGAAGTTGCCTACCGTGATAATTGAAGACATGGAACCAAACACCCAAGTGACGGTGATTATCAGCGAATTCTATGAGTTTGATGATGAGCCAAACCCTCCGGCAGAAAAGCCAGAGGATCAGGAAGAGCAGAATGTCTGGTTGGTTAGCAGTCAGGAAAAGTGTTGAGATAGTCACCGTGTACGCCAGAGCATACGCGCTCTGCATACCTAGCTTCTTCTGCCTGAGCTTCTTCAAAGTCACCCTGACCGGCAAGGCCAAGGGCAATAAGTACAAATAGGGCGAGGGGGTAGCGTAGTTTCATGATTCCTCCAGACCGCTTACGCGGCCTCCGTTATTTGAAATGAAGCGATAGGTGATGCGTACTCGCCATGGCTGACCATGATTTTTACACCCGCTTTGTTGTTCCAAGTGCAATGCCCTGCAAAGCCGCTGGCGTTTCCGTTAACGTGTTGATCAAAAATATTTACAAAAGCCTTGAGATTGCCGCCTTTTTTAAGCACGACTTCGTTGCCGTCTTCCATTTTGGCGATGACCTTGTAGCCCTTTCCAGCTTTTACAGCGATGACGTTGTTTACGTTACTTAAAAATTGATTGATTGATTCCATGGCGTAGCCCCTTCTTGTTAATGTGAAGCCAGTATAAAGGAAACCTTTAAGAAGTAAAAGGGTTTAGTGCAAAATATCAATAAAAGTTGCAAATAAATGCAGTTTTTGGGGTAAAATAGGGGTTATCACAGGCAAATTGAAAAAACAAGGACATTAAATTGGTCTATTTAGAGCGTTTTGCTTATCTTGACACCGGCACTCTCGGCAGGATATGGGTTGGCGATTGGTCTTGCTACACGATAGAGCGACCTTGGAAAAACAACGCCTCAAACGTAAGTTGCATTCCAGAGGGCGAGTACAAGTGCGAGCCTTTTAGTGGGACAAAGTACAAGGACGTTGTACAAGTTCTCGATGTACCAGACCGCACATTTATTCTGTTTCACGTTGCCAACTTCGCTCATGATGTACAGGGCTGCATTGGTCTGGGCAGTAGATTTAACAGTGAAGCACTAGAGCCAGCGGTGTATGACAGTAGGGTGACTGTGGCAGAATTCTTTGTTCAAGCAGGCAAATCATTCGACCTTAAAATACAAGGCGTGAGGGCAGAGCTATGAAATGGGCAGCAATCAAAGGATTAGTGGGCGCAGTTGCTCCAACAATCGGCGCAGCTATTGGCGGCCCAGTAGGTGGTGGGGCGGGAAAGATTCTGGCTCAAGCGTTAGGCGTAGCCGCAGAACCACAAGCAGTACAGCGCGCACTCAGTGAAGCATCGCCAGAGCAATTAGCTGAGATCAAGAAAGCTGACCTAGACTACAAAACCCGATTGGCTGAACTCGAAGTGGACATATTCGAGCTTGAGACTGCCGACATACAAGACGCTAGAAAGGCACACGACAATGACTACACTCCCAAGGTGCTGGCTGTAATGGCTTTCGTATTCTTTGGGGGATATGTGACTCTTGTTACTGTACAACCGCCAGATCAAAACTCAGAAGCAGTCATCAACTTGGTTTTAGGTTACTTGGGCGGGGTGGTATCAGCGGTAGTGTCATTCTATTTTGGCGCTAGTAATAAAAAAGATTAGTGGTTACTATCATAAAAACCCTGGGTGGAGCGTAGTTTGGCTAGACCGTTGAAAGAAATAGATTGGGAACAAGTGGCAGAAATGTGCGCTATTCACTGCACTGGTGAAGAGCAAGCTGCTGTCTTAGGTGTAGATTACGACACGCTAAACCGCGCTTGTCACCGTGAGCAAGAAATGAGTTTTGCGGATTATTTCAGACAAAAGAGTTCCAGTGGTAAAATGAGCCTGAGAAGACGGCAATATACCAAGGCGATGGAGGGTGATAACACCCAGCTTATATGGCTAGGCAAGAACTGGTTAGGCCAGACAGACCAGCCAGACGTTGAGGCTAAAGACTTGCCACCTATCGTCATTGAGCGAGCAAGTGAGGCTAACTAGGCCACAAGATGACATCTTCTTTAGTGACTCACGCTTTAGGGCAGTTGTTGCTGGTAGACGATTTGGCAAGACCTACTTGTGCGTCTATGAGTTAATCAGGCAGGCACTCAGCGGGAAAGAGCGCAACTGCTGGTATGTAGCCCCAACCTACAGGGCTGCAAAAGACATTTGCTGGGATATGCTAATCAAAGCGATCCCAGAGCCTTACATAGCCAAGAAGAACGAAACAGCTTTGACGCTTACGTTGCAGAACGGATCAACCATATCTCTCAAAGGGGCAGAGAAGCCTGATAACTTGAGGGGTAGGGCGCTAGACTTCGTTGTGCTAGATGAGTTTGCTGATATGAGGCCAGAGGCATGGTTTGAAGTGTTAAGACCTTCACTGTCTGACCGCAAAGGCTCTGCGTTGTTCATTGGTACGCCAAAGGGTCGCAATCACTTCTATGAGGTGTGGACTAGGGGCGTTGATGGCGAGGATGGGTGGCAGTCGTTCCAATTCACCACAATTCAAGGCGAGAATGTAGACGCTGAAGAGATCGAGGCTGCAAAGGCTGACCTTGATGAGCGAACATTCCAGCAAGAGTTTGAGGCCAAGTTTGTTAACTACAGCGGCATCATCTATTATGCTTTCAATCGTGAAGAGAGCGTGCGTAGAGGCGTTTTTAGCGATGAACTACACATTGGTATGGACTTCAACTTAGACCCCATGAGCGCCGTCGTATGCGTTAGGGATGGGCAAGCATTGAGTGCAGTTGATGAGATAGTAATGTATGGGTCGAACACTGATGAGATGGTAGACGAGATAAAACAACGCTACCCAAATCGACGTATAACTATTTACCCAGACCCAGCGAGTAAACAGCGCAAGACCAGCGCAGGGGGCAGGACTGACTTGTCTATACTACAGAACGCAGGGTTTACCATTAAGGTGCGGAATGCTCACCCAGCCATCCGTGATAGAATTAACGCAGTAAACAGCCGCTTATGCTCTACAAATGGGGTGAGGGCGTTATACGTTGACCCTAGCTGTAAGCAGACTATCGCTTCACTAGAGCGGCAAACCTACAAGACTGGAACAAGCCAACCGAATAAAGACGATGGCTTTGATCACATGAACGACGCCCTGGGCTACTTGGTGGAATACCTGTACCCAATCAGAAAACAGAACCAAATTACCCAACCACAAAGGTGGAGTTGATGACTACAAACATCGAATACCAGCACGTTGATTATGATAGTAATGAGGCCCGATGGGAGTTCTATCTCCGCTCATACGTTGGCGGTCAAGAATACCAAGACGGTGGCTACCTTACCGGCTACTTGAATGAGTCAGAAAAAGAATATGCCAGACGCATAGCCCTGACCCC